CCTTTCGCTGCATGTCTGCATATATATTTTATAGCTGATCCCTCTGCAAAAGGCAACCTGTTCTTGTTTATAAACTCACTCGGCTGCATAATCATATCTTTGTAGTGAGATCCTCCTATTTGTTTTTTGTATGCACTCATATTATAAATTCCTTTCTCTTGTTATTGTTTTTAATTAAAAATAAATTTTGCATAGATCTAGTAACGGCTACATACCAAACTCTATACTCTTCATCTCTTTTAGCTCTTGACTTACTTGCTGCTTTTATTGTGTTGGTTGTTTCATTTAAAAACAAAACAACATTTGTTGCTTCACCACCTTTTGCACTGTGAATTGTTGATATAGTTATTCTAGGTGTTCCATCTATTCTTTCTTTGTTAGCTAACAACACTCTAAGATAATCTATTTTATCAGAGGCTTCATTATTAAATGCTTCGTGCCATTCTAATTCTAAATTTGGTTTCTTATCTTTAATTCTCTCTAATATTCTTTGTTCTATTATCTCTGGTATCTTTTCGTTTTTTTTCATTTTATTCCAATATTCAATATCTTCGTATAAATTTTTTCCTATACTGTTTTTACCGTCTGATGTTTTAAAAAATAAACCTTTTTGTTTTAACATTTTAGGTATTTCTTTTAATAAAGAATTTGTTCTAGCTAGTATTAACCAACTTCCTTTAGACATATCTATGTCTGCTATTTTAATAACTTCAGTTATCTGTCCTTTTTCTTTTTTAGGGTAATATTTTTTATCTAATCTGTATTCTTCTATTCTACCTACAATAGATAAAGCAGCTTTTTGTATTTCGCTAGGAACTCTTTTAGATTGTTGCAAGGGAACTTCAGTAGCTTTCCATTTAATAAAAGACATAACATCTGCTCCTGCCCAACCAAAAATAGCTTGGTCGTCATCACCTGCAATCCACACATCTGCCTCATTTTCTTTTTCTATTTTTTCTAACATATCCCATTGAATTTTTGACAAATCTTGAGCTTCATCTACAAAAATAACGTCTAATTTCCCTTTAACAGTGCCGTTTTTTAGAAATTTGTCTAACATGTCGGTAAAATCTATTAGACCATATGTTTTTTTATAACTATTTATTTCTTTGTCTATGGCATCTAATTTGTTTCTTTCAACCTTACTTAAGTGTTCATTTAAATCAAATTGATTCAAGGTGTCTATTCTTCTAACCCTAGCTAAATTTATTAAATTTAAATATTCACTGTTAGAACTAAAAATTCCATTCCATGAATTGCTTTCATATGATGCATAATTAATTTGTATGCCACATGTTTCGCCAATAGCTTTGTAATGTAATTCGTTCATAACATTGTCTTGGTTTAATCCTAAATTGTGAAAAGCTAAAGAGTGTAGTGTTTTAAAATATAATGTATCTTTTTCAGTTAGATCTTTATTTTTTTTTAAAAACCTATCTCTGGCTTCATTAGCTGCGTTACGTGTAAATGCAAAATAACCTATACGATTTAACGGAACACCTTTTGCAATATACTTATCTACTTCATCCAATAATGTTTTAGTTTTTCCTGTGCCAGGAGGACCAATTACTTTATATCTCATTAATAATTAGGATCCTTTCGTTCTGCAGGTTTATATTCTATTTTATCTACGTGTAACTGTTTTAACTTACATACTTTTTCTACTTTGTTATCTATTTTTAATGAATAATTAAACTCAACTTTAAATTTTTCTTTTAATTTGTGTCCTATTTTTTCTTTAGATATTTTCCAATCACTACCTAAATGAGAGATAAAAGATTGATACTTAAAATAATGGTGACCATCTTCTGTAAGACACGACCCTAGTCTTATTTGTATTCTTTCTTTGGCTTGTGGTCCATTTACACAATAACCATATAACTCATTACCCAGTATATCATCCGTGCTTGTTCCTTCGGGTGGTTTAATATTTTGACAATCTTTTCTCCAATCTGTTAATTTGACTCTATAATCTTTTGGTTTTAAAGGTTCAAAATATATTCCTGTTTGTTCCCATATAAGATCTAAAACCTTTTTTTGATTTGTCATTATATCTACATCAGGTATTACTACTTCTATCTTGTCATCATTTGGCATAACAACATTAAATCTATATTCTGGTCTTTCGTATTTTATTATTTGATAGTCTGTTATATCTGGAAAAGCATTTATGTTATCAGATTTAACTCCAAAAACTCTAGAGTAACATAAACTTCGCATACACTTATCTTGAATAGGGTCTTCATAACAAGTATGACCAGCTGTTTCCTTATCCCATGCTTTAATTTTTTGATCTAACTTAGCTTTGTCCCAAGGTGTTTCTAAATATTTTGTGTTGGCAAACATAAGTTGATCTGTCCATTTATCTTTGTATTTCTTTTTAGCAAAGACCATGTAATTATACATAAATCTATCTCTACCATCATCTAATTTAGTTTTTGAGCACAAAGCTAAACAAGGTGGACCATCATTAAATTCTGGATCTGAACCTACTAAAATATTTTTGTGTGTTTGATCTACTAAAGTATCTAATGTGTTACTATCAATTTTAGATTCTTCTGCGTATTTTATAAACTCTTCTAAAGATAATTTTTTGTTATCCTTATCCACTGCATATCTATGTGTTTCCCCATTATTATAGTAGGGTAGATTAATAAAATTTCCTGGCTTTATGTTTCCTTTGTCATCTTCCTTTAATTCTTTCTGTTTTGGAAAAATTTCTGTGGTGGGTTTTAAACCCAGTGGAAGCAGAAAAGATTTTAATGCTTCTATTAAATTAGAAGCAGGAATAGGTTCTTTTAAAAATATGTAACAATGAAGTCCTCCACTTTTAGACATAAGAGGAAGTAGGGGTAATTTATATTGTTCAAATAATGCTAAGTATTTTTCTATTTTAAAATCTGCGTAATTTTTTGGATCAACATCAATACATCCAAATTGTGCTGTTTTATCTAATCTACATGGTTGTATTCCTATAGATATTTTTCCCTCTATGTGATTTTTATAATCAAAAATAGTTATGGGTCTTCCAGACCATTCATAGTCTGGTTTTAATTTGTTTTTTTCAACGTCTAATTTTGCTGATGACATATCAGCGATACCAAAGTCTCCTGAATAACCAGAAAACAACTTTATAAATTTATCTACCATAATGATCCCTTAAACCAAAAATATGTTTATATTATGGGCGGCTTCAGTCTCCCTAAACCGCCCACATTTCTCTTTCGAGAAACTAGTAATTTGATTTATTTTCCTCAGTTGAAGCAGCTGCAGTTTTTGACTGAGCGTTCTTTAAAGAGTTATGAAAATCACGTGCCATTTGATATAGACCTGCATCATCTACTTTTTTTAACATAGATACTTTATATCCATGCCAAGTAAAGCTTCCTGAATTTTCTACAGAATTTAATTTATAAACTCTTGAAAATATAGGTGCCGGTACAGATTTACCAGAAGGTGCTGATTCAAATTCATTCTCCATTAATGAATTCCAATTTCTACTCTCTTTTAACTGAGTAGATTTCATTGTCATCAAAGCTTTTTCTGGTCTATCTCCATTGATTATAACAAAATGATTTGCTGTCTTAATGATTTCATTACCATTGTCCAACATATCTTTGTTTCTATCATTTTGGGTTGTATTGGCCATAATGCTAGGACCCCTATCGTTAGAAATAGGTCTACCTTCTTTTCTTTCAAAAGGTGCCCATTCAGGGTACGTCATTTTATAGAAAACAGGAATAACTTCTATTCCTTTTTCTCCATTATACAGTTTTTTTGTAACTGTATTATAAAACATGCCGGCTTCTGCGCCTTCTACATACTTAGCATGTTTCTTTTTTGTTTCATCTGAACCACTTTGTAGTAGTTTCAGAAAGGGTAATGCAAGATCACTCTTATCTATGTTTTCCAAACCCATTCCTGAATCTGCAACAAAATCTAAGGTTGCTACTGCATTATCTTTTTTTATTGTCACGTCACTTGTTTCTTGACTCATGTTATTTGCTCCTTGTTATTTTTGTTTTGTTTCCCTTAAACAGGTTAAAATGTTCAGAAGGTAGTTCCTGATTTTTTTCAGTACACTCTCTAAACAATGCTTTAAGTGTCATAGGTTCGACTTTCAACCGTTGAGTTGGTTCAAACCCATGACCTTTTGCAAGGTCTGCGTAATCGCTCGCCTTGTTATCTTCGCCACGACCAAAGGAAACTGTAATCTCATTTTTAATAAGATCACCTAAGTCGTTCTCTCGAAGCCAGTTAAAAGCGCCTTCCTTTTTATCTATAGGAATAGTTGCGCTATATATCTCTTTAATTTCTATTGCAGAACCGTCTGCTAATTTCATAGTTTTCATTTTTAATGTATCCATTATTTCTGGAATAGCTATCTGTGAAATTTTGTCTGCTTTTTGTTTTTTTAACTTTAGATGTTCTTCATCTTTTAAGATGTCATCCTCTAGTTTTTGTAGTTGTATAACTAGGTCAGATAAATTTTCCACCCCAGTTAAATTATTTACGTCTTGAGGTGCATCCTCAATAAACATTTTTTGTAGATTTTCATCATTCATTTATTTCTCCTCTTTCATGTATGTTAAATGGAGTTGAGTAATACATTTTTTCTTGTCTGTCCCAAGTTAATGTTTTGTACTTTCCATTGTTTATGTCGCAAGCTACAGCTGTTGCTAAGCTAAT